TTTAGATAGGGGAAGAACACATCATCATAAAACTTCTTAAAATATTCGTGGAGGAATTTAGAACCCTTACGAGCACCAAAGTGTTGATCGGTAATAATAGCAACCTTCATTGACGATTCGTCTTGTAAGTAATATTGTCCTTAATTGTATTATACTCTGAACTACTGTTAGAAAGCAAGCTATCGTCAACCATCATAACTTCATCGTAACCAGTGCGTTCGATGATCTTGGTTTTAATTTCCAGTTGCTTTTTCTCTTTCTGAATTCGACGTAGAAAGGCGTAGTGAATAATCTGCGTAAAATAAGCAAACGGATTCTTAGATTTCTCTGGATCAAAATTGTGAATATATTGAACACAGTTTTCAATACCATCAGAGATCATATCGTCTCTGAACATATAATTCACAAAGTTTGGTTTGTAAGACAAGTGAGTTGCAATCTTAAGAAAGCATTCACCCAAGTAATTAGTAATCTGTGGTTTACCTGGCCAGTGTTGAGATCTATCTGCCTTGGTAGGTTCTCTACCGTTGATCTCCATAAAACTTGCTTCTACCTTAGATCTATAAACGATCAGTGCTTCAAGCAGTTCCTTGTTGTTAACGTAGTGTTCTGATTTCTTTTTAGACATAACATTGTTTCGTTCAATAAACTATCGTTATGTATATTATACCATACTATCAGGGCTTGACAACATACTGAATAATAAGTAGAATACCTTTGTTGGGTTTGAAGAGAGGGCTTAGCTTTCTTTATTATCTTTATGTTTATAAAGATTCTCTAGCATCTTTCTTGCATCATCTACTGAAGAAATATATCCCATTTTATCTGAGATCTTGGTTCTTCCATCATCATCCCAATCAGTATCTTCTTCATTCAAGTATTTGTTATAGAAATCAATCATTTGACCTTGTTTGACTTCAGTCATAGTAATGATTTTGTCATATTTAATAACGTACATACTATCTTCTGCCACTTCCATCCAAGGTCTTACTTTGACATATTGACCTACGTGATTACGCATAACTTTCATAATCACTGGGTTCATCAGTAGAAGTATAGGGTCACCGTCATTCTCATCCACACAGACGAGTGAGAATATTTCTTCTCCTGTTACTAGTTTTATTGCTGCATGAAATTCTTCGCCCATTTAATTCTTTAGTGGTATGTTTACAATATCGTAATTGAAGTTCTCCTCGTTATACACCTTGATTCTTTCAATTAGATGATTAAGTGTGTAGTTTCTCCGTGCCTTGTAGGAAATGTCGTCAGCAATGTCATAGAGAGTTGCCTTTGTCTTGTTATTGCCTTTTCTGAGCACGCGACCAATAGATTGGAGATTCCGTATTCTAGATTTGGATGGAGAAGCAAAAATAACATTATGGAGGTTCTTGATGTTAATACCTGTACTGAACGTCCCATATGAAGCGACAATAATCGCGTTGTCTTCTTTTTCTGTAATTTCTCTTACTTGCTCTCTGTCTTCCGTTGCCACACCACCGTGGACAAAGAATACATGACGATCTTCCACACTACCAGTATTTATCATATCAAATAATGGTTGACCATGCCCCTCAACTCTGGAAAAAAGAATAAGAGTATTACCTCTAAGATCTAAAGCAAGATTTCTGATAAATTTGTTACGTCTTTCGTGATTAATAATATATTGAACTTCATCCTCAAAGTTTTCAAACTTATGTGCAGGGTGCTTCAATAGAAGGACATTAATATCTAATTTAGCAACGTGTCCCTTTGCCATCAATTCTTCTGTTCTAATAATTTTATATGATGGACCAAATAATCCTTCTAGAACCCATTTATGCGTTTGTGTCCCATCAAGGGTTCCAGTAAATCCGTAACGATATTTTGCATCTGCAAGTTTTGACATTATAGATATTAATGACTTGCTTTTAAACTGGTGAGCCTCATCCCCAATAACTACGTTAAAGCGTTCAAAATATTTTCGGGGGAGTTTGTAGATCGATTGCCAGGTAGTAATAATAACTTGAGAGTTTGTCTCTCTTTCTCTACCAGCGTATATCTTGTGGCAATATGAACCTACGTCCCAGCCATAATCTGCAAAATCTTTATACATCTGTTCTACTAGGGAAGTCGTCGGAACAACTATCAGAGTATTTTGTCCGCGCTCAACGTGATATCTCACAATCGAATATATCATCAGAGACTTTCCAGAGGCAGTTGGGGATATCAACAACCTTCTATTATGCTTTAAGGCGTCGTATACACCTTCAACCTGGTAGTCTCTAGGTGCATACTTACTGACCACATTCATATAATCCTTCACACCCTCCTTTGAGATCATTTCATTGACCTCAAAAGGAAGACCATAGAACTTATTCTCTACGAACTCATATGAGTATCCGTGATCGTCACAGAATCTTGTTATCTTATCTAATAACCCAACATATATCTCACCATTTTGGGTATTAAATAGACGTATTTTTCCATCCCAGTATTTGTTACGATACTGAGGCATAAATTTTGCACCTGGAACATCAAACGTAAACTGGTCTGCCAGTTCGTAATATACGTGTGGTTCCGCCTTTATCTGTAAATATACTTCGTTCTTCTTAGCAATAATCAAATGAGACATAATCCATAGGATTCACCTATAGATATTTATTCGCCTACCTGATACTTATATTCTAAAATCATACGATTGAAAAAATCTTTTATAGAATACAATCTCTCCAATTCATCCTCATCAGTGATATCTCCATTCTTATCATGAAAATCTAATGATCTATAAATTTGACAAACGTCTCTAATATCCAACTCTAATTGGATAAATGGAACTTCTTCCATATCATCATAATCGCTCTCGTAATCTCTCATTTTCCGTTATTAAAATTGTAATCCATAATCATTCTAAAAAGACAATCTCTCATATATTGAAGATGTTCTTGCTCTTCTACAGGTCTTCTTGGAGCACCTGGCCAAAGTCTGATAGTCTCGTTTACACAGTGACTTAGAAGACGTATGTCCTCTATTGTCAAATCAACTTGATAATCATACCTGTGCTCTTCGTTCATTAGAATCCTGCTTGGAACTTTTGCCACTCAATAGCATTTTTGATTTGAAAGGTTCTGTTTGCTACTGTCTTGATAATTTCTTCTAAAAACTTGAGAGTCGCGTCATAGTAGCGAATCTTCATATCAACCTTATTTAACCGTTCGTCCGCATCTAGATAGCGTTGGATAGCATCTTTCTCACGGACTTTATATGGAAAGGGTTCTTCTTCATACACAGCAGGGTCTGCTTTACCTGTGTAAAAATTATGACGTTCAAGTTTTACTTTGTTATATTGTTCTCTTGCTCGCTCTCGCAACAATGTGATAGTATTATACAGAGTGTAATACTTTGAGTGAAGTTGTGGAATCTTCAGTGATTCATCATGTAGGTTATCAGGATCTATGACAGCATCTTTCTGCCACATTTCCTGAATTTTGTCAAGATCCATTAAACAGAGGAAGTCAGTTGATATACAGTATACTTGAAAGTTGCCTGTGCTGTAAAGTAGTTCACGTCAGTTGATGTCGCATCAAAATCCAGAGAACTCAATGACACTGGGAACATATCCAAGAATTTTACCTTAGCAACCTCATTAAAGTTGCTATTTAAGATACGAAGTGTTCCATCAGCAAACTGTTTCTTATCATCGCCAGGTTGAGTTACATCAACTGGATCTTTCAAGAGATCTTTAAACTGTTGAGTTGTCTCTGGGAATCCAAGACCTACAATCCAGTCATAGACTGTTTTATAGTTTTCCATGTTTTCGTCAACCAGAAACTGGATTGTCAAATCACCGTAGTTGATTTTTTCTCCAGGAACATCAATATCCTTAAGATAAGAAGGTTGAGTTGTGGTTGCTAAGGTTAGTTCTGGTATCCTAGCAGTATTGCAGTAAAAGTCAACTTTTGGAAATTTACCAAGATTAAATTTAAAACCAATTCCAGAAAGAAAATTCCTGTTATTGATTTGATTTGCCCAAGAACAAGAATTAGATGATGATGAACTATACGTCATTATGCTGAAAGAATTGTAATATCTGAAGGTAATTCTGATCCAGTTAATCTGGTAATCGTAAGTTCTGCAGTTGCTTTTGCTTTAGTAGTAAAAGTCTTTTTATCAGCAGGATCATTGGACCATCTACCATTACCCACATAGTACATTACGCCATCAGTTGGTACTGAATCGGAACCTAAAACACTAACTTTTTTTGCGTAGTAAGCCATCTTTCCTTTTATTTTTATTTAGATAAAAAAAGGGATCCCGAAGGATCCCCGTAAAAAGTATGTGAACTTGGATCACATGAGGTTGTTAACGCGGACACGTCTGTAGTAGCGGTTAGCGTTCTTGGTGAGAGCGCCTGCGCCAACGTTG